TCATCATCTGCTTGTAAAATTTTAACTTCACCCACAGGTAATTTTAAATCTTCGGCAATTGTAATTTCTTTTCCGTCAGGTGATGGAATATTATACTCTTTGTTAAAATCAACTAATTTTTGTACAGCGTTTTTATACCCTGAAGCATAAGCACCCCGTTGTATATTTACGGCTTCTTGTTTGGTATCAAAAGGACCTTGCTTGCCCCAATACCATTTTCCTTTTTTATTAGTTATGGGCATTAAATATCTTCCCCTTCTTCAATTACGTCCCCAGTATACGGTTCGCCTTGAACATTATTACGTTCTAAGCGTTTTTTATTAGTTTGACTGGGCGCATATGAAACCGTTGGTTTTGCGAAAGTTGCTTTTTCAACAAACACATGTCCTATTATACTCAAATCTGCCACATAATCTTGGTTATTTTGAATAAACCACATTTTTGTACCATCAGGACTAACCTCTTTAACTATTGGCGATGTAAAACCTTTTTCTAACAAAGCCTCCATCCATGTAATACTTTTAATTACATTTTTATCAGCGCCTTTTGGGGGACGTCCAGGTAAACGTTTATAGCCCCATTGGCGGTCTTCACCTTTTTTCTCTCTTGCCTCAGCCCATTCATCAATGTCTCGCGCTTCCATTCCTGTTTTTGCCCATTTAGGTTTATAAGCTTTTTTAAATTGCATGTACCATTTATCCCAAACGGTAGGGTCAATATAACTTTTTAACGCTTCAGCACCATGGTCTTCCCAAGTTTTTTTGCCGTCTTTTGTAACTTCTTTTTGATGTCCTAAAACTTTTCCTACTTGTAAAGCTAAATCTTGTTTAAAAACTTCAAATTCTTTAGCAGTCATATTCTCAATTGATGCTTCGCTTAACCTTTTATTAGCTTCTGATGTAGCTCTATAAGTTCTTAAATTTTTAACACTAGCAGTTGAAACATTAGTTAATTCTTTAAGTCTTTTATTATTTTGTGTTTCATTTGTAGGAAATAAACGGTTAGTTCCTTCTGTAGATTTAAGAGTATCCTTTATTAAGCTAACTATAGTTTCGTCAGCACAAATATGATTTTGTGGACGGTCATGTTTACCCCTAAAGGTAAATTGCACAGCATCCTTACCGTCTTGTTGAATAATTTTTACATGTTCTTTGCGAAACGAAATTATTCCTAAGCCTGTAGGGTCTCCGTCTTCATGTATACGTTCTGTAGTAGACCCATGCCTAAAGCCTGTAATACCACCAATTAAAATTACTTTATCTTCGGAAGTTAATTCTTGAACAGATTTAGCTTTTAAATCATCTAAAACAGAAGGAATTTTGTCCATTACCTCACGATTTTTCGCCCATCGTTCTTTATCTATTCGTTCTTGTTCTCCAACAGCCAACATAACTTTTTGTGTAAAAACCCCTTTTTTATCAGGGACTTCATATATAGCTTGAACTTTCTGATGCTTAGACGTTGCAATTCGTACATTACGAGCATTAATTGGAATATCTCCTGTGCCGTTTAGTGTATGAGCTCGATTTTGTTTAACGACTACAATATTTCCTTGTTTATCTTTTTTAGGCGCAATTTTAGCTTCTTTCATTTTGGGGTCATTTTCTAAAGCTTTTTCACCATTCGCAAATTCTACCATGTTTGGACCATGGTCAGTAATTTCATTCATATCAAATTTTGCTTGATTATAGCTAACCGAAACAACAGGTAAATCTTTTGTGCGGTCAGCATGTAATGAAGCTCCAGCATCTATATATTGGGAACCACGAGTTCCTTCATAAACACGAACACCTTGTTTGGTGTATTTTGAAGCTTCGTCAGCAGAAATATACCTTCGGCGATTAGTAGGTAAAGATGGACCTTTAATTTTAGGGGTTGATGCAGGTGTTCCCATCACCATAATTAGTTACCTATCCGTTCAATATACTCGTCATATTCTTCTTTAGACGTAATAACATTATAATTTTCGTCCACATCTTCGTCGGCTTCTTCTGCGGCTTCCGCATCAGCATAATGTTGCTCTAAAGCTTTTGTCATTGCAATATTTGTTTCATCAGAATCTGGGTCATATTCTTCATCATCTTCAGATGTTTCTTCCTCAACAGGAGCTTCTTCCATTTGTGCTTGTTGCTCCATTTGGTCTTTTTGTTGCTCAATAGATAATGCTTGTTGCTCACCCTGTAATTGCGTTAATGGAACTACTTCACCCTCAATCATAAATTGGGCATCTTCCATTACCACGCCTTGTTCTTTTAATTTAATAGTAAAACCCATTGTATTAAGTTGGCTTGCCATAGCAATTCGTTGTTGTGCAAAGGAAATTCTAGTAGCTTCGGCTTTTTCTTCTGGAACTTTTAAGCTAATATTCCAATTTTCAATGCCAAATGCTTCTAATAATTGCGGAAAAACTTTTTCGTGAAATAATCTTTGGTCGCCTTCTACAACCCTAGACATAACTACAAGTTGTTGTGTTTGAGTAGATAGTCCTCCAAAAGCTTCTGGAGAACCTTGCCATGCTGGTGTAACTCCCCACATTGCAGATACACGTTCTCTTATTTCATCTCGAACAGGTAAGTAGTCCATTTCCTGAAGTGTATGGAACAAACGTACCATATCCACTCTACCACGATTATTCTTAGACGATACTGCTACCATTGGCACAAAATTGGGGTCTAATCTAGTTTGCGCAGCTAAATTAGCTCGTTCTCTACGTAGTGATTCTGGGTCGTCTGTAAATACCATCATCATGCTACCAGGCATTTTTCTTTCAAAGAAATAACGATAAAGGTTTTTGTCCATACCTATTAAGGTTAGAGCCTTTTCGAAAATAGTTAATATAGGACTCCAACCATAGGTTTCCGATGGGGAAAATTTAGAAAGATGAATAACTTCCGATTCAAATAAATATAAATGCTTATTACGATGATAATATTTGTACATAACGGGCTTTGTTTCAAATTTGCACCCGTTTTCAGGACATATACCTTTAGCTTCATGAATTTCTTCACGATGGATTGGGCATAAAAAGTGGTAATTTTTAGGTAAACCCGAATTATCTAAATCAAATTCAACTAAGGCTGGGTTTAATCTTCTAATCTCTGTAACTTTAGACTTCAGGGTACCATTATCATCAAAATATTTTTTCGATAAATATAGGAAGCAATCATCAATTGAATTTAAATCAAAGTGAACTTGGCGTAAAACTTCTTCAAGCGATTGGTCAAAAACGTTACACGACTTTAAAAAAGTTTTAAAATTAGTTAATTCGGAACTATCAGCATCTTCATTTAACGGTTCCCAATCAAACCCTCGCCTAAAAACTTCACTGGTTATATGATTTAATGGACCACGAATTTCTTCTACGGACATTGCAATAGTTTGTAAATCCATAACTAATTGCTGTCTATATGCCATTTGATGGCGCACCCATGTATTTACAACATGGTCGAGTCCAATAGTAGGCGCCTGTCCTGTATCACCAGATGCTTTCATAAGTTGAAGCATGTTAATTTGCCCATTTAAATCGGACATTTGTTGCGCCAACGCTGGCACTTCTGGTAAGTATGACGATAACTTCATTACTTAACCCTCGCTAAATTACTATAGAGATATGTCTCCGTATTATATTTTACTCAATTTTTCCGATTTTTTAACATTAATTTTCAGATATAATGTTAATGTTAGACATATCTCCGATAGCAGCTAATTTTAAAATATTATCCATAGCTTTCGCCTTTAAATCGTAACCTTCAGTATGTGTGCTATTTCGAACAACTTCGGCATTTAATATGGCTTGCTGGTCAACAAGTTCCTGCTTTAAATTCGTAATTTCTTGGTCTTTATCTAAAATTATAGCTTCTAATTCAGCCTCGCCTGTCCCAAACGCGGCATTTTCTAAAATACCTAATCGAGCAGCTTCTCTAATTAAAGAAATAAAAGCCCCTTCCGTAAGAATTGTAACAGCCGGTGAGTCATCAGGAATATCGTCTTCAACATCCATAGCCTTTAAGCTATCATGCCACGTATCCAAAATACGCCATGTGTTTGTAACCCTATCTTTACTAGCTACCCATTGTTGGTCTCTTCCCTGTAACATATTACCTAACATATGTTTCTCCTTTTCTTATGCTATTGTACAAGCACTCCATCCACAGCTCTTGCATGTCTCACAACCACTATCCTGTACTATTTGTGGTGTGTCACAACATGCTATTTCTTCTTGTTCGGTATTACCTTTAACAAGTACCTCTTTTTCTCTACTGC